CATCAGTTGGGTTGGTGTCGGTGTTGGTAACCATCGACTGGTTGATTTCAGGTAAAGTGACCTGAAGGTAAGTGCGGAACGCGAGGTCACCGTTGCGCGAGATCGTGCAGGTGACTCTGCGGCCGAAGTCGGCCTGACCGTTGAAAGTCTGTTCAATCGATTCCATTGCGTAGTTAGTGTGACGACGGTAGGTAACCTTCCAGAAAGTAATCTGGGGGTTTCCCGTAAGATAGACGTCTTGTGCGCCGTAAGCGACGAGTTGCATTAATCCACCTCCCATGGTAGTATATTATTGCTAAAGAAAATAAAATTCTGAGATTTATGCGTAACCTACATAATTAATTTATAATTTTATTGATATCAAAGTTCGCCTTCATGAATGTATGCAGGTATGTATCTAAATAAACTTCTTTTTTACCTTCATGATTTTTAGTAAAAATATAATAATCTTTATTTTTTTTAATACTCCATCCATCTTCCAATGCATTGTATAAAAGTGCCATTTTTTGCAATTTTACATAGGATATATCAATGTCTTTATCGACATGTGTTTTTATTGTAGCCTTATTTTCTTCTTTATCCATTTTAATTTGAAAACAGAAAAGTAATTAGATTTTTAAACTATTTTTAATTAAAAAAAGAGTACTAATTAATATAATTTTATAAAATGCCTGCATTTAAACCAAAGGCTACAAAAAAGATAAAACATGATGAAAAAACAAGTATAACATTAGATAATAAACACAATGAATTGTTAAATGACTTTGAAAATAATAAGACTGTAAAGATACCTGAACTAAAGGAAAAGAAAAAAATACTAAAAGAAAGATTAAAATCAGAAAATATAACTGTTGAAGATAAATTAGAAATAAAAGATGAAATAGAAAATATAAAAAAAACTATTGTTCGGCTAAAACAGAAAGAAAAAGAGTATTTTTTAAATAATTCCAAATTCATTTTTGAATATTTTGAAAATAAAAACAATATTTCTAAAGGTGAAAATGAAACAAAGGTATTAGATGATTTTTTCAAAATAAAAAAACAAGAAAAAAGCACCGAAGAAGATAAGAATGATACAAATATTCAAAAATATTTATCAAATATAGATGAAACCTTTATTGATACAACACAATATATTCAGAATGATAACATATGTAAACACTGCAAAAAAGGGGAATTAATTCCAGTTGATTATGAAGGCGTATTAATCTGTAATAATTGCAGTCGACAAGTTAAATATCTTATTGAAAATGAAAAACCCTCTTATAAAGAGCCCCCTAAAGAGGTATGTTTTTATGCGTATAAAAGAATCAATCATTTTCGTGAAATATTGGCGCAATTTCAAGCAAAAGAAACTACACAAATACCAGATGAAGTTTTACAAAATGTTAAAAATCAAATTAAAAAAGAAAGAATTGACATTAAAAAATTAACAAATAAAGATGCAAAAGAAATTTTAAAGAAATTAGGTTACAATAAATATTATGAACATATACCATTTATTAAAGATAAATTAGGTATTAGACCTCCAGTAATGTCACCAGAGTTAGAGGATAAATTATGTAATCTTTTTATGGAAATACAAAGGCCGTATGCAAAATATTGTCCAGATGATCGTGTTAATTTTTTAAATTACTATTATACAGTTTATAAACTATGTGAATTGCTTGATCAAAAACAATTTTTACCATATTTCCCAATGTTAAAAGACCGTCAAAAACGTATTGAGCAAGATGAAATATGGAAAAAAATATGCATTGATTTAAATTGGCAATTTATTCCAACAATTTAAAATAAGTTTTACCGTTTGACAAAACTTATTTTATTTAAATTTATTTAATGCTATTTACATGGCGGGGAATCCGACTAAATTCGCGCCCATGCCAAATCCAGCACCAGAGCGGGCCGAGACAGCCATACTCGGGACGTAGGTGTCAAGGATGCTAAATGTAGCCGCCGCAGATAAAGCAATTAATAAAACTTCTTCTAAGTTGAGTTGTTTTTTGGGAATGGCGTACGCTGCAATGGCAACCATAAGCCCTTCAACAAGATATTTGACGGCGCGTCTGAGTAATTCACCGCCATCGACGAGATTTAAGTCCATAAACATATTATAAATATATCAAAGAAAAAAATAAATCATAAAATAAAACAAAATTAAAACTTAAATAGTACAGTTTCTAAAATAGTATAATAATGAGTGACAACAACAGTTTTGAAAAGCGGCTAAACCCTGACGGTTCTACCAATGTTAAATATGTAGATATTTTGGAAGAAGATAAGTCTATTTCTGGACAAAAATTCGTATGCGTTTCTTTTGTTTCTCCGGAAAAAATATTAAAACAAAAAGAGATGTTTATTTTTGGAGAGTTCCTAAAATCATTTGATTTCTCTAAATCATTTGAAAAATACACACAATTTTTAAATTTTATTGCATTTAAATACAATCTCCCCTTTGATAACTTAACATCAGACCTTCAAGAGTTTGTAAAGAGTGAGAAAGATAATTTAACCACAACTACAGTTGAAGACGATTACAAGAATTTTTTAGACGGTAAAGAGGAAAAATTAGAGAATGAATTTAATATTCTTAATAATTTTCAAACGGCTACGAGAGGTTTAAAGGTAAGAGGTGTTTATCCTACACAAGAAGAAGCAGAATTAAGATGCAAATTATTGCGTGAGGTTGACCCCAATCATGATGTTTATGTTGGTCCTGTTGGCATGTGGATGCCTTGGGAACCCGATGCATACAAAACCGGACGCGTAGAATATCTTGAGGATGAATTAAATCAGTTAATGCATGAAAAACAAAAGAACGAAAAGAAAGCCAAAGAGGAATTTGAAGAACGTGTTAAAGAAAGCAAACGTAAAGCAATCGAAGAAAATGTTAAGATTGCACAAGACAGTGGTGCTAAGTTAACACAAACAATTAAAGAAGACGGCTCTTTAGTTGGTGTTGAAAATATGAACACTACTGAAGGTGCTCTTGGTGAAAATGAATTAACTTCTTCTGCTGATATTCGTAAAGAATTATTTGAAGGAAACAATATCAGACGTGCAAATGACCCTGTTGCTGATGAAAGTTTATTTAAAGAAGCCGAGTCCGGTACGGAGGAGGAGGAGGAGGATGAGGATTCTAAAAAAAATGACGAATAAATAAAAATATTCTAAATATTTGTGTTAATCATTATCTATTCATATAGATAATGACTAATTTAACAGTTGACAAAAAGATACCAAAAAGGTGTAAATTTAGGGATTGTAGAAAAAAGTTTAGTTTGAATAATAAAAACAAAACATATATTATTTATAGTACTATATGTTTACGATAGCGGAAAAAAAGAAATTAACAAATGAGATATTTATATTTTTTGAAAAAATATTATTCAAAATTACTAAAAACAACAATACAAGTGGTTTTATTGTTGCAATTTTTCATTATATACTAGTTTTTGTCACATTTATGTTGATTATATCAAAACATATTGGAAATTTTTTTTGGGGAATTTTTTTTTGGATAGGAATAGTATTATTACACACATTTTTTAATGGTTGTGTATTTATTAGACTTGAACGACATTTATGGAAAACAAAAAATTGGTATGGACCATGGCAAATCCCACTTTTTCTTTTTGAAAAAATTTTTAACATAACACCTAAAACAAACCCTAATTTACTCCAAAATATGTATATCTTTCTTAACACAATTATTCTTGGATTTGTTATACATCGATTATATGGCTATTTTAATAAAATAGATGATGTAGAGAAAAGTACTTCGCATAAACAATTGCATTTGGGATTGCCTCCCATCGACTCGGAATATCGCCCCCATACCAATGACCGGCTACTTCTTGAAATACAAGAGCAGCAGTAGATATAACCAATCCTTGAATTAATAATTGATTATATGTTTCTTTTTCGCGTTTTACAAGAGTTGTTGTTGAAATATTATCGCTTTTCTTTTTTAATGAATCAATATTTCCAGAATAAGTTAATGAATAATCACACAATCCTTGAGTTACTGGAAAATAATAAAAAAAGAAGTATGATATAGCAATTAATAAATTAATTCGTAAATAATGACCACCATATATAAAATACATCGCCATCATAAGTTTATAGGCTAAATATGGATTTAGTCTAAATAATGCAGGTATCCATTGTACCATTCCATATATTGTAAATGGCATTCCTATTGTATGCATCCAGGAATTCCAACTGGTTAAATGTGCTTCTCCATAGTAGTTTACTCCATCAATACCAGTTTTCATATAACCATTCATATAATTATGCGAAGCCATACCAACAAGGATTGAAAATATTGGTAAACGATTCTTTTTTAATTCTTTGTAAAATTCCTTAAATGTAACTTTTGTTTTTTTTAATTTATAATTTTCAGATGAATCTAACATATCTTCTTCAACAACAGTCCCGTCATCTGATTTTTCTTCTAAATTATTACTTTCATCTATAGGTTTAGAATCTTCGTCGAATTTTATTAAATTTTTAATATTTTCTTCTGTATTTTCTATTTTATCCATAAAATAAAATATAGAATAGTTTCATATTTTATTTTTCATTTCCCTTTTTTGTCAAATTTGAAGTTTCGCGATTAAGGACACCAAGTAATGTACGTGAGGATTCGAGTATCTTCATGTATGCTGCTTCTGTTTCTTGGATTGTTTTATCATATTGATTACGATGATTTATACTTATATCAAGTAAACCATTTACTTTTTGTAATCTTTCATCTAAAATATGAATATCTTTTGTAATTTTGCTTTTTTCTTCTTCTCCTGCCACTATTTTTTTGTTTACAGTTTCTCTTTTTTCTCTTAAATTACTTAATAATAGCATTAAATTTTCATTGTATTTTATAGGATTTTCTTGACTTAAAATATTTTTTTCAATTATTACTTCATCCATTATATGAAATAATTTAATATATAATATTAAAATTAATATTTAATATCATACGTGTTTACCATGTTGATTTTTTTACATTTATACGAGGACCTGCGCTTTTTTTTCTAGACGAATTAGGGTCATATTCATCATCTTCATCGTCCGAATTCAAGTCTTTAGATATTTCCCAGAATTCCTTAGAACCAAGTTTAAAATCCTTATGATTTTGAGCCTTATACCAAAAAATTTGATCTTGTAATTTATTAGATTTCGCATTATTATCAACAACTAAACATTCATAGTTTTCGGTACATTGATCCATAACTTGACAAAAACTTTCAAAAGTTGGAAACATACCTGCATAGTTTTCAAAAATACGTTTACGGTTTGCAATGTATGGTTCTCTTAAAATGAATACATAATCAATGTTTGTTCTTAAATTAGGTGGAATACCGAGTGGATATTGCATTGTAATAATAAGCATAATCTTCCAATGACGACCATTCATAAATAACAATCTCATCATTTTATCTTTTGACCAAGTTGCATCATACAGGCAATCATCTAATATAACAAAAGCGCGAGCATCAATATTTGATCTCATACCTCTCTCTCCCTCCCTTTTTATTTGTTTGAGTACTTGTTTTTGTCTTTTAAGAATATTTTCAATAATTGCTGTGTTGTATTCATCATGAATAAACAATTTTGGAACCATTTTTCCATAAAAAGAATTTGCTGATTCTGTGCCAGAAATAACTGTACCAATTGGAATGTCCTGATGATAAAATAATAAATCGCGAACAAGAAAACTTTTTCCTGTATCACGTCTTCCGATTAAAACAATTACGGGTCCTTTATTTTCATCTGGTCTGAAACTGATTTTTTTCATATCAAATTTTTTTAACTCTAGCGTCATTTTATACCAATTTTAGAAAAAAAAGGATACTAAATTACGCAAGAATTAGTTTAAAAATATTTTAATTTTTATCATTATAATTGTAAAAGTATGTTTTCTATTTATTATAAAAAACAAACAAGTAAAGACAGAGAACTTTTAAAATTTTTAGGTGATTCAACAATAGAATTAGAAAATGCCCAATATTATTCTCCAATATTTAAAGGTTTTTTTTCATTAAATAACAATAATTATAATTCGATTACATTAAATCACAAATATCATTTAACTTCAATACATGAAACAGAAAAAACCAATTTATTTGAATTTAATGATGATGGTGATTTAACTCTTCTAAATGGCACTAATAGTTTCTCTTGTGATGTTACAGATGCTAGTGGAAATGTGAAAAAAACTGAAACTTTTTTTAAATTTTCTCCATTATTAGACCCAGTTAAATATGCTATTGGGAAATACATAAAGGAAGGTAAAGAAGAAAATAAAAAATACAATGATGAGAGTCTTTTTTTACTACCGAATTTGAATGATAAAAATAAGGATTCTATAGTGTATGATAAAATTAATGATGGAAATAATTCAGCATATGTTGATGGTATGTTTACATATTTAACAAGTCAATTATTACATCACCATAATTTTATACATGGATTAGATTATTATGGATCATTTGTTGGTATTAAAAATCATTTTGTTAGCAATGTTGTTGATGAAGTGGAAATATTATTTGATTCTTCACACTTTGAAAAAAAATTAGGTGATGAATTCCATATTGATAGTATTGATAAAGAAAAACTTATATTTTCTGATACCCGAAATTTCAAGAACAGATTAAAAATACTTGGAGAAGAGGAAAAATTAGAAGTGTTAACAATTGATGACAAAATGTTTGAAGGTATTTTTGAAAAATCAGATAATAAAGAAATAAAACCGTCAAAAGAAAGCGAATTAACAATAAGTAATATTGAATTATTGGATAAAGAAACAGATATTGATTTAAAAAAAAGTAAAACCAATTCGAATTCGAGCGGTAGCAGCAGCAATTGTTCATCAAGATCATCAAATACAAATGATGGTGATAATGATAGTGATAATGATAGTGATAGTAATAGTGATAATGATAATGATAATGATAATGATAATGATAATGATAATGATAGTGATAGTGATAATGATAGTGATAGTGATAGTGATAGTGATAGTGAAAGCGAAGACAGTATCAAATTAATTGTTAACAAATTTCCAGTTCAAATGATATGCCTTGAAAAATGTCATGATACTCTTGACAATATTATGCAAAAAGAGCCGGAGTTTGATGAATGGAAATCGATTTTTATGCAAATAATAATGACATTAATTTGTTATCAGAAATCTTTTAAAATGACTCATAATGATTTGCATACAAATAATATTATGTATGTGAAAACAGATAAACAATTTTTATATTATCGTTACAATGAAAAATACTATAAGGTTCCCACTTATGGAAAATTATATAAAATAATTGATTTTGGAAGAGCGATTTATACCTTTAATGGTAAACAACTTTGCAGTGATAGTTTCCATGAAAAGGGTGATGCGGCTACGCAATATAATTTTGAACCATTTTATAATTCAGAAAAACCACGCGTTGAACCAAACTATAGTTTTGATTTATGTCGGTTGGCTTGTTCTATGTTTGATTTTTTTATTGATGATATTGAAGAATTTAAATCAGTCAAATTATTTGATGACCCAATAGCACATTTGCTTAACGAATGGTGCCAAGATGATAAGGGACGTAATGTATTATATAAATCAAATAATGAAGAAAGATATCCTGATTTTAAGTTATATAAAATGATTGCGCGTAAAGTTCATAATCATACACCAGAAAAACAATTAGAAAGACCTATGTTTGAAAGTTTTCGTGTAGCAAAGAAAAAGGTTTCAAAGAAAGCAAAAATTATGGATATTGATGAGATTCCAGTTTATGCTTAAGACAAAACAATGTTATTAATAATGTAATATTTAATAGATATTGCATTATTGTTATTTTTAAAACTGAGGATCATTTGTAAACGCACCAGTAGTTTCAGAAGTTAAACTATTGGCAACTGGGGTTACTTGTTGTAAAACGAAATCTCCACCAAGAACACTTACGTAAACAATCATGGTTTCTTTTAATATATCCTTTAATGGTTTATTTTCTTTTTCTAACATTCTCATTTCAAGAAATTTGAAAAGAAAGTAAACCACTGAGATAATTGATGCCAACATAAAGTTAACGTTCATATTTCTATTTATAATAATATTTCAAAATGAATTATTATTATATACGCAAAACAGTTAATTAATTATTTATTACGATAAAACTTCAATGTCTCCTAATATGGGGTCATCTGATATTTTAAGTTTGCTTGAAACGTCTTGAACTTCTAAATTATCCAAAGATATTGGGTCATTATGGATTTTTAAAACTTCATCTTCTTCGTCTTCTTCTTCCTCTATTTTTCGTTGTTCATTACGCTGTTCGCTTATTTGTTCTAATCTATCAATAGTTTTGGGGGCTTCTATTTCACTGGTCTGGTTTGTTCCCATATCAAATACATTATCTGTGTCATTAAATGAAAGAGCCGATTGTGTTGCTGTTTCTTCAGCCTTCTTTACAAGTTGAGTGGGTGCCGCAACTAATTCTCGGGTATTAACAGGTTCTGGCGTTGTTAAAGTTGTTGGTTGAACAATTGCGGGTGCTTGAATCGGTTGTGAAACCTCAACTACTGGCACTTGTGTGGGGGTTGATACACTAGTATTTACATTTAAGACTTCTGCAGTATCATTTAATTTCTCGGCTGCTTGATGTAATTGTTCTGCTGAATTTGTAAGTTTTTCTGTAACAATCGATGCATCTTGAGTGGCGTTGGTTACTGCTGCTGCCGCCATTCCACCTCCTATGGATGTGATTTCTGAATCACTATTAGTACTTGTTTCTACTGAATCTTTCTTTATTATACCAGACGGTATGTCTGTTGAGTCAGATTTTTCAACCGCTGATTTCTCTGTATTATCGCCATTTTCTGTTGTTTCCTCCTCCTCCTCCTCCTCTTCTTTTTCTGGTTGAATAATTTCAATATTTTCTTCAACAACCTCCTCTTCTTCCACAGTTTCATCAATATATGCTCTAAGAATCTGGGCTACAGGAATACTTTCTCTTACAGTATTTAATACACATTCTTTGACAATAACCTCTAATTCTCGCATATTCTTCTGATATTGTAACGGAGCAATACCTTTTTCAAATAAATATACATTTTTGTATACATTTCTTGCAACCGCAACATAAACTCTATGTACGAAATCACTTACCTTGGGAACATCAACATCAACCTTTTTTTGTTTGCTTGATACACGAATAGATGTAAGTGCCTTTAAGTGAACAATATGAACACATGTTACTAAATCTTCCAAATATTCGCACTGACTAGTGGTCATAATTCTTTTAGTTTCTTCATCAATGATAGCACTGTTCCATTTTGCTACGCGTGCTAATAAATTTTGAAAGGTCATTAAATATTTTTCTTCTTCATCGTTTTCACGACATAATTTATCGGCTTCGGAAAATATAGATTTTACGCCTTCAATTACAGAGGGTGTTAAAATATTAACTAACCTCGCACCCCACTCATTTTTGGATTCAGACAAACTAGATACGTCGTAATCGTCCATTTTTAAATAAATAAAATATTTTCTAAATTCAATTCGGAACGTATTAATAAGAAATTAAGTACTAAATAAATAAATACTTTTTCATTTCTAAAATCTCTTTTAATTTTATGCAAAAATAATAAGATCTTGTGTTTTTCACTATTTGTGTCATCCCATGTTTCTGATATATATTCTATTAAATCTATTCCAGAATAACCTTTTTCATAGAATTTTTCTGCTAAACTAAAAAGGCAAGTTGTCTTTGTTGATAATAATTTTTTTAAACCCGTTTTTCGAGTAACATCATATTTTTTTGTATTATATGTTTGCATTATTTGATTTTTATGTAAATTTATAGGATTACCATTACATAAAGGATTCGGTATATAAATATCACAAAATCTAGATAAAATAGGTCTTAATAATTTAAATTTATCTTCAACTACAATAAAAAATCGCGTGTTATGACTAAATAATTCAATACATCTTCTTAGGGCCGACTGTGCATCAATAGTTAATTTGTCTGCACTAAGTAATATTATACTTTTAAATAGGTTTCCATTTTTGCAGTTAATATTTGTTTTTGCAAAAAATTTTAGTTCCTCGCGAATAAATTTAATTCCTTTACCGTGAGCACAGTCAACAAACATTGTATGTTTTTTCATAGATTGTTTATCATTTTCGTAAATATTTGAAATAAAATTATACAATATTGTTCGCTTTCCAGAACCTGATGCGCCGTGAAATATTAAATTTGGAATTTTTTTTATTTTTATAAAATATTCTAATCTATCATATACATTTTTGTGACTATCTTTATTCATTAAACTATTTTATTAAGGTATTTTTAATATAAAAAATATCTTACTTATTAATTTCCGTTTTTATTTTCATTATCATCATTTCCGGAATAAAATATCAAAACAATGATAATAATAATACATGTTACTATTTGAATAAAGTGATTGCAATCATTCATTTGTTCATGTTGTCTTGCTCTAACATTTCTTCTAGTATTTCGTAGATGTTGATGATAACTTAATTCTCCTTCACGCGGTGATTCGTTTTGTGATATTATAATATTTTCAATATTTCCTGGATATTGATTAATCATTGTAATACTACTTGACAATGCTCTGCCAAAGTTTCCATTTCCTCTTGTAAGAAAATTTCCTTTATCTAAAGGAAAACAAAAAAAACATTTTTTTGACGATGTTATTTTATAACAATTATAACAAATATTATGTTTTATTTCTGCATTGCAGGTTTCAAGTAATCTCTTTGAAATAGGAAAAATAGTATCATAACAACATAAACATTCGGGATATGAATTACTTTTTGGCATATTATACTTGTCGCCTTTGTGTTTATAATTTATTATATGAATTGGCGACGAAGAATTTGGACGTATATTTCTGGCTAATGGAGATGGAGTATTAGTAATATTTCTTACAATATTTAATGATGGAATTGTAAGTGTTGAAATATGCATTC